ATGAAACTCAACAAATCTACTGTTGATGCTATTCCATTAACTGAAAAAGGTCAAAAAATATATAGAGATGCAGAACTGATCGGTTTTGCTGTTCGGGTAACTAATAAAAGTAAAACCTATATTGTTGAAAGGAGGCATGAAGGTGAACTCTATCGAGTGACAATTGGTAAAACTACCGATATTCCTGCAACAAATGCTCGAGCAAAAGCTCAGATGATCCTGGCGAAAATTTCAAACAATGAATATGAAAAGCCTATCAAATTAAAGAATGTTGCTAATCCTTTAGATATTACAGTCAATGAAGCTCTTCAAATTTATATTGATAGAAATGACTTTAGACCAAAAACAATTAGGCAGTACCGTAAGTACTTTGATTTATATTTGGGGTGGGGCAACAAAAAGCTTTTCCAGATATCTAAGCAAGAAGTACTGGATCGATTTATTGAGGTATCAGAAGTAAGTGAGTCGTCAGCAAATGGTGCTGTATCTCTTTTAGGTACCTTATGGAAGTATATTCATGTTCTTTATTCAACAGATGAGAACCCGATTCTTAAAAGTAATCCAGTTGACATTATTTCCGTAACCAGAGGTTGGAATAAAATAGCAAGTAGGGATAGACATCTCCATAAAGACATCATTCACAAATATTACAATGCGGTGCTTCATTATGAAGATGAGTTGAATCTGGAAAATACTGCTAGGTCAAACACGCATCGGGATATCGTATTGATGTGCATGTATACGGGATGCCGTAAACAGGAGGCATGTTGTCTAAAGTGGTCTGATGTAGATATTAAAAATGGTACCTTAACTTTTAGAGATACCAAAAATGGTTCAGATCATACTTTTCCTATTGGTGATCATCTACACAGTATTTTGCGTGAACGTTGGTTATTAAGAGAAAACGATTGGGTTTTCCCAGCTACTAAGATGCCTACTTCGTGGAATATGCATGCGACTAAGGTAGATACATTATTGAATAGAGTGGGTAAAGAAGTTGACTATTACGTTTCAATGCATGATTTCCGCCGTACATTTGCCACTATATGCAACCTTTTAAGATTTAATATTTATGTGACAAAAAGACTTCTTAATCACACGGCTAAACCAAGAATTGATGTGACAGGTGGATATGTTCAAATTCCAGATGAGGAATTAAGAGCTTCAATGAACATGATTGAAGCGGTGTATCAAGGCAAGATTGATTGCTTTAATTACCAATCTGTTTGGGCAGAAAGATTAAAAGAAATAAAGGCGGTTTAACCGCCTTAAACTGTTGCAAGCTGTGCTGTATTAAGCACAGTCTTGCTTTGCTCATATTTCAAAACGTCTTTCTTTTTATATGAAACACGTCTCCCAATTTTCGAGAAAGGCAGTGATGATTGATCACAACGCATTCTAGCTAATGTCCAAGGCGAGCAATCTAAATAAAGTGCTACAACCTCTTGAGGAAACTTCTGTTCTTCATTAGCCATTATGAAGCGATCCAAATATTCTTGTTGCTCTGCATCAGATAGATTTCTCAGATCTTTTAACATTTACTCCTCCTTACTTTCCGCTTTAACTTCTAACTGGATGCCTTCATATGTGCCATCACCCCCACAATTCAGACAGTGTGTATATATGCCTAAACCATCCCCATCAGGACTAAAGTTTTCAGGTAATGAAACATCTATAAATTCAGTACCGCCAATTGGCTTCGTATGAATATGAGGGGCAAGGCCGTAATAGGGGAAAATGCATTCACCGTTCCCGTCATCACAAAAATCACATGTTTTAACTTTTACTCCACTCATCCCTCAGCTCCCGATTCAATATCCAACTTCATTGCACCTTCTTCTGGATATTCGGTCATCCAAAAGTAATAGCCTTTTCCACTGTGGCCATCTTCAAAGAATTTAATTGTTAGTTTAGTATCAAGTTGATCTAAATCTTTCTCACCATCTGGATTTACAAATTCGAGAAGGCTTTTTAGTTGATGACCGCTAAGTGTTATGTTCATTGTTCAGCTCCCGATACGTTTGGCACACTATGAAAATGCATCCAATGTGAAGGTGGATCATTTTGATAGTTTGCCCATACGCTATTTAAATCCTCATCAATAGTCATATAGTCTTGTTCTGGGGTGACATCAGGAGCATCTGCCCAACAAATAAGTACCATTATGTCAGTAGGTGGCAATTCATCAGTCACGCTAATCCACGTTGGTACTTTGGATTTCATGAAATTTACGGCTTTCTTCCACATTGCCCAACCACTATTTACACGATGGTAAATATCAAAAAGGTCTTCTTCACTTAAATCGGTTTTGATACCATCAACAATATCAAAACAACCGCCATTCATATCAAATTCGAGTACGTCTAAATGTCCGGGAATCCAATATTTTTCTTTAAAGAAAGGTAATTGTTCAGACCAAAAAGCTTGTTTTGTTTTTAAATCCATCATTTCCTACGCCCTCAAATATTCTTCTTTAGTCCACTCAACAAACTCTCTATAAAGCTGCTGGGCAGGTTTATTTAATCGGTTGTGATAGTCGATCGTTATGCGGCGCCAAGCGACTGGTACCGCATAATGCTTGGTTAGAAACATTGCTTGATCCATGCCTTGCCGGACTATTACATAGCCCAGCAATTGCAAGTAGTACATAAAACCAAGCATGTGTTTTTGGCTCACTTTCTTGTACTGATCTTTCATGTTAGAAACCGTCCACTAATAAATAATCAGGGGTAGATTCTTGTTGAGTAGGTGTAGGATTCTCTAATTCATAGCGGCGTTTTCTCACATACCCCATTAGCTTCGGTTGAATCTGCGGATCTCGTGCAGCCACGTCTATTTCCAAAGCATCTAGCGTTGTAAGGTCTGGTGCAGTTTGGATTTGAACCATTAAAGAGGGTGGCTCATTAGCAGATGCCTTTTCTTTTTCTAGCTCTTCAAGACGTTTGTGAGTGGCGAGAAGGATAGGCTTCATTTGTTCGTCATCCCATGTGCGGGTATAACGATAAACCGCATTTACTTCTGCAGGTGTTTTTGACTCTTTCACACGCTGTAGAAGAGTATCTAGGGTTTGCTGATATTCTGGATCTACTTTAGGCTCGTTAGTTTCTGGAACTAACAGATCTTCAGATGTGATGACATTTGTTTGTTCGGTAATAACAATTGTTGGTTGAGTTTCTGCAGAAATAACTTCACTAGGCTTTTCAGCTTTTGATTTTTTGCCTCTCTGTTTTTTAGGTTCCTCACCAAGACGAATAACACTTAAGTCATCATTAACTTCAAAACCTAACGCTTTGGACAGTGCTTTTAATTGAAGCTTGGCGTTTTCTGCATCACGTTGAACGAAGCCACTGTTAATAGAATCAATTAATGCGTTAGTTTTGAAATCTAAAACATAAACCGTAGGTGAATATGTACTGATTACATAAACTTCCTGACCCTCTTCATACTCATCAATAGTTAATGGCTTTGTGAATGTAATGCCAGCCAGCTCAATAGTTTCGATTTTGATGCAGAATTCAAAACCCGGTTTACCAAAAACAGAAGCGGGGAATTGATCTAAGTCAGAAAAGTCCAACATGTCTCCAATAGGACGACAAAGAACAGTTTTACCTTTTTGAAGAGCTGCAAATGCTTCAGCTGCAGTGATTAGATTATTCATGCTGTCATCCCCGTTTTAGCTAATGTTTCAATGTCTTGTTTAACTGCTGGCAGATTTGCTGCTTCAATTTGGATAAGGGCATCTATGCCGAAGTGTTCACAAACTGTTTTCACGTCTAGGCCGCGTTCAGCTATGAAGTTTTGAAGTTCATCTCTTTGTTGATCTGAGATACCGTTAAATTCAGGTGGACTAATCCAAGTGCCACGTTGCTTATCAAACGTGCAATTCAATGCTTTAGCCCTCATTAACATTGCTTGGCGCATGTTCTGGTAATACATATGTTCTTTATCAAGCGACTCAGTTAATTGATTAAGGTCACCTGCATGCTCTGCTTCCTCACAGCTTTGTTTCCAGTTTTCTAGCTCTTCTTGGGCTTTAGCTGCTGCAAGTTGTGCAGGCGTTAAGGTGTTAATGTGATCTTTAGCTTGAGTAATCAGGTCAGCCAAGAAAGTAGGGTGTGCTTTAAGATCAGGTACCCATACTTCACCGGTTTCACCGCCTAAAGCACCTGAGTTTTTCGCATGATGTGTAGGCGAAGGTTTGAAATTAATAACGCGGGCATTTTTACCTTCACCAGTAGTAACAGTTGTTAGATAACCCATGACATCTGCTATACGGTAAAGCTCGTTACGGTTTTTACCACCTAGATCTGGTCGGTAAATAATTTGATCACCGTTTTGATCTTCTGATGCGTGTGCAATGAAAACAACATCTTTACCTAAACTGATCAAAGTATTGATGTATTGCTTGAACGTTTGGTTCGCTAAACCTTGAGCCTTTAACTTTAAAGAGCCATCTTTTTGACGGTTATTAGCAGTTAGCAATAGATGGGTTTTAATGCATTCAAGCATTGCACCCACGGTATCAATGACTACGGTTTTATATGGTGCTAAGTCCTGCGGAGTAAGGTTTGCAACATCACTCCATTGTTGAACCTGTACAACCGCACCACGACGTAATTCACCAGTACGGTGAGCACCACGGTCAAAGTCAAAAGAAATTGCTTTTTCCGCAGTAAAGCCCATCGATGATTTACCTAAACCCGGATCAGCGTATAGGTACACAATAATTGCTTGAACCAATAAAGTTTGGTCAGCAGTAATAATCGGTAACGCCATTTTTCTTATCCTCATCTTGAGCCAGTGAAGCCGCGCTTAGTTTTATAAGCTTTGCGGTCATAGGTAGGGATGTTTGTTTCACGCAGTTTTATAGCGAGCTGCTTTCTGCGCTGAAAATCGATTTCTTGGGTGAGTTCATTCCAAACTTTTGGATAAGAAGTTTGGAACCTGAACACATTTAAAGGCGTCTTAAATCCGTCTTTAACTTTGTAAAGAACTGAGCCATTAGCATTAGATGCGTACACTTGCCAGCCAATGCGGACAGAGTAGAGGCCCTTATCATCACGGCCTAAAAATGACATATAGCCGTCAGGGTGTTTTTTGAAATTAGTCATCTTTAAGCCTCCACCAACTTGTTACGTTCGATGAAGCCTTTTAGAAGGCCATTGATGTTTCGGATGTCTTCAAATTCGGTGAAATCGTTATATGACTTACCGTTAATATCAGTGATTTCATTTACTGTGAGTTGAGTAATATCAACAGCAGTGAATTCAGAACCCGGAACGCCGTAACTGTCTGGATGAGCTTCAAAATCAAAGCTAACGTTTAAACGGAAGCTATCTAATTTGATGACGGCAACGCCAGAATGTTTACCTGTGATTTTTGCGGTTAAAACACCGTAAGTACTTGGTTGAGTCTTAGGGGTAAATAGAGAAGGAGCTTCTTTTGTTTGGAAAGCTGGTTGCAATTGGCAAGCAACTAAAGAACCACCAGAGATTGCAAGAGCAGCCATGCTGACAAATGCAAATGAGTTGAATGAGTTAACTTTTACGTTCATAATTGATCTCGCAGTTTGCAAAGCCCCGTTTCCGTCCAAAGTTCCGGGGCTTTTTTGTTATCTGTGAGGTAAATATAAGAAAACTTAGTTTTATTGTCAATAAGAAATCTTATTTTAATTTAAGAAATCTTATTTTTATGCTTTGATAGGCAAAAGAAAACCCACCGTGGTGGTGGGTTCGAAGGGGGATTAGTTGTAATTTTGAGGAAGTTCCCATAATGCTTCTGTCTTTAGACGCAATTTTTTTTGATTTTCCTTGAGACTATTCTCAATTTCCTTTATTAGTTTATGTTGTTTTACTATTTGATCTTTAACCTCTTCAGGAGGATTCGGGATCTCAATATTCAAAAACATTTCATCAGGAATACTGCGTCGTCTCTCTACACTGCCTTGCATTTTACTTTTGTATATTTTTCTTAGAGAATTAGATCTCAAAATCAAATCCAAATATTCTACATTAACTTCTCGTTTTAATCTAAAGATTTTGTATGCTGGGCTTACGGCAGCAGCATCGTAATATTTTTGAAATCCTAGAACACCTTCATCTATAGGGAACCCCATTACAAGTTCATTTTTAAAAACCTTTTTATACCCAGAAATATCAGAACTTGCGACTCGTTTTTTAAATTTCTCATGCTGATCAATTAAGCCATGTTCCATAGTGATACTCATAATAGGTATATTTGTATCCTCTCCCACTTTGACTTTGCCAGACAAGGATAGGAGTTCTTTTAGTTTTATAGTTGGGAATTTTGATTTTATATGTGAATTACTATAGTGAGCATAATTATAAATATAATCATTGCTTCTGATTAATTCTGGATTAACTTTTAAGAAACCTAATTCATTATAATATTTATCAAAGTCGCTCTTATTTAAATCAGCAAAATCTAAATTTTTTAAATCATTTTCGTCAATTTTTCTACGGAAAGAATCTAAACTTAGGCCATCATTTGTCACATTGTAGTAAAAAACGTCAGAATTTGTTCTACCATTATGACAGTTGGTAAAGTAGAGTATATTGGTTTTAACTTTTGCATATGGCAGAAAAACTTCTTTTGGAAGTGAAACTACTGCTTTTAGTTGGGCGTTTTCAAATAAATACTTCCTTACTGGAGCTAAAGCGGCTTTAAAAAGAAAGCCTTCAGGTACTACTAATGCCATTCGCCCTCCTTTTTTTGTTGCTTTAAAGCAATGTAGAACACATACTCCATCACCATCGTTTTTAGCTAACTTATTCTCATATAAGTGAGAATAAGAAGTTTTTTGAGAAAATGGCATGTTGGTTATAACCACATCATATTCAGATTCAATAGGGTTTTGAAGTGTGTCTATCTGGCAAATTCCACTATGCCCATCCCCATGCAGAATCATATTCATTTTTGCGAGTTTTGCATTTGAGGTAATTTCTCTTCCAAAAATAGTATTATGTTTAAGCTTGATTTCTTCACTACTATTGTTTGCAATTAAAGTGTTATCTTTTATATGATCAAATGCCTCTGTTAAAAAACCACCTGTCCCACAAAAAGGGTCATAGATCTTTTCACCATATTTAGGGTTGACTAAGTTAACAATGGTTTTAGTTATGTGACGTGGAGTAAAATATTCTCCTAAGTCATTATTAGTTGCTGTAGCTTGCTGTAAGAAATACTCAAAAGCATCTCCTTTAATATCGGTATCTATTGATGAGAGTTTTAACTTATCCAACTCTTTGATCATCTCTTTAACAGCAACAGGGTTGGTTAGCTGTAAATTTGTAAAAACAGAAGCACCATATTGTCTATCAATATCTTGTAGTATGTTATTAGTTGTATTAATTAGCAAATCATTATCGAGACTTTTGAGAGAATTCCAAATACCTGTATTAGCATTCTCTGTATACAATTTTAAAAAAAGAATGTTTGCAAATTCTGAAAGCCTTTCTATACCAGCTCTTAAACCTTCACCTCTTAGTGAGTTATTTAACTTCTTGAAAACATTAATTAACTCTTTGCGAGAGACTAAAATTTCTTTAGGTGTAATATAAATACCATTTGTTTCCTGCAATATGAACTCTTTAGCTTCATTTACTCTTATTAATTCATTAACCTCATTTTCATCAATAAATAATGGTTTTTGGGTATACAAATGCCGTGTTTCGCAGAAACCATTATTCATTGCAAATATCAAAGGTGCATCAAGCATTTCAGCATATTCGGTTGCCTGATCCAGTGCTTTTGTTAAGCTTTTTCCACCTGATTTCGTTTCAATTACACCGATTGGCCGCTTATTTTGTGAATCGAAAAGAACATAATCGGGTCTTTTTTTACTTTTCTTGAGAAACTCATTATTAACAATTCTTAAGATATCTGATTCAAAAAAGACATTTTTGTTTGGATCTTGAATGTCCAAGATCCAGCCCTTGTTAATCAAATTATTGTTAACAATAAAACGTGTATCTTGCTCAATATTAGACATATTGCATAATCCCAATATCTACTATAAAAACTATTGGCAATCTACACATTACACACTAAAACATTAATAAATATTACTATCTAATAAGTGATATACCCCACATTTAAAAGACTGTGTCGGGTTCACAGCTTATTAATCTTTGGTGTTATTAATTTTCTGGCCTAGCTTTCCTTCTTTTACCAACTGCACGACCTGCTCATTAGTAAGCACAGGAATAAAGACCTTGTCGCCAATATCTTTAGAAAGAATCTTTACTTCTTCGGCTGTTAGCACCAAAGCTTCACCATGTTTCGCAGCATCATTGATGCGAGCAATAATCTGGTTGATTGGTCGTTTTGAATTGTCCATAAGTCTTCCTGTGATTAATGCGAATAAGGATGTTCTTGTCTATGCTGACTTGGCGGCACGATATCTGTAATAGCGGTAATACTTTCAACCTCGTCCATTTCAAAGAAAAATCGCTCACCACCATTCACAGAAAGCAAACTTAAAACTCCACCATTGATGCCGACAAATTCTTTAATTGTGCATCTTCCATCCTTCAAGCACACCTGAACAAACTCATTCGGCACAAGATCTGCATCAGGGTCGCACACAACGTACCAACCATTACGAATTGCTGGAAACATTGAGTCGCCAGTGCCTTTAATGCCATAGGCTCTTGGTCCTGCTGAGTGAGTTGGAACATACCCATCTCCAGCATTGCCTTCATAACCCATATCTGTGAAATAGCCATCCATGCCCATCTTGGAGTAAGCCTTAACAGGAACATATCTTTTTTGGGTGGGGAAGGGCTTAACAGGTGTTTCAATAAATTTAACAGCATCTTCGCTATCGGGAATATTGTATTTTTTCTTAAAAGCTTCGATATCCAGAACTTTCAAATGCGCAACAGTGCTATCCAACTTGGGACCGCTTTCATCTCCATTAGTTATATACGAAGTCGACACTCCGAAATAAGCCGCCATTTTGCTTAATGGGTCTGCTTTAGGAGCATAAGCATCCTTCTCCCAACCGGTGACATTAGGCGCACTAACCCCGACGATTTTTGCCAACTCGCCTTGGGTTAATTTCTTTTCTCTTCGTAAGGCGCGAATACGCTGACCCATAGTTTCTAGATTCTTCATATAAGTTATCTTACATCTTGCAAAAATAAGTTATCTTTGTTTTAATACTAAGAAATCTTACTTTTGAGGTTGAGCAAATGACCAAACAGGAAGCTTATAAGTTGCTTGGTGTGAATGGTGTCGGTTTAGCAAAGTTATTAGGGATTGAACCTCCTGCTGTGTACCAGTGGTCAGATGAAAAAATCCCATTAGCTCGCGAATACCAGATCAGAGACTTAGCTGATGGCAAAGAGCCAATTAAGCGAACTAATGCAACCACCTAGGAATCACCATGAGCAAATTATCAGTTGATATATCTGCAAGCGCCAGAAATGGCGTATCCCGCATATTGCATGGTCTTGATATAAGCAATCAAAAAGAGATTGCTGAACAATTAAAAGTTGATCCAAGCACCATTACTCGGCTTAAAACGGATAAGAAAAACAATGGCTTGAATGAAATTGAAATGTTTTGCGAGCTATTGAGTTTGCTTGGATTAAAAGTCGTTCCTAAAGATTATCAGAGTATTGATAAGGAACGTGTTGCTGCACTTTTAGTCATGTCTAAAAGTTGGATGAACCGTATAGAAACGGTGGATGACTTATTTCATGACGAAATCAGTGGTCAAAAAGAAAAGCTTGGATATTAAAAAACCACTACCTGCGCAAACAGGAGTGGTTTATAGGCATTCAGTCGAGATGAATCAAATGAATAAAACTAATTTATCAAATCAAACAACCGAACGCAACCAGCCAGAATTTTTAGTGGGTGACGTTGTAGTACTTACTAAAGAGTGTCGAAGTTTTAAATCAAACGATTTATTTGAGGTTAAAAATAAAACTTTGACTAGTTTATGGACCATCAAATCAGAGAATCATTTGATTCTGGTTTCATCAAAAGAAATCCGTACAGCAACAGTAGCAGAGCTCAACGCTAAACGCCGCCTAACAAAAGCTGAGCAAGCATTAGCGGAGGTGTCATGAACAGCTTTACACACCAAATCAAAGATTCTCGCCAGCAAAGTGAAATCCAATCTTTCTATGAGCCTGCATTGCGAGTACTTGGCCACCTATTTGAGGTGAAAAAGCAAAATTTACGCAACAAGGGGTATGACGAAAATAATGCGGCGGTAACCAAAGTTGAATTTTCAGAGGCTATGGCTCGTCAATTTCGCATAACGCAGTGGTTGGCACAGCAGATTGTAACCAGCTTAACCAAAGCGTGTTTGGTTGATTCTTTTGGAGGCTATGTTAAGCCAAAGGATGGTGAAAAGTGAGATATGCAGAAAGAAGAAAACAGGATATTTCCGTTTCCACCACACCGCTAGAGGTGGTAATTCCACTGGAACAACCAGTAACGATCTATTCGGCTAAAGAATTAGCAGCCATGCCACTTTCAGTTATGAATGCCGCAATTGAGGCTCAGGAAAGATTTTATCAACTTGAGGAATTAACTCATATGGGGGGGCAGGCTATAGCAGTTCGCCGTCTTATGGAGGATGGGCACAAGCTAATTCAGGTGAAAGAAAAGTCTCGCATTCGCTACAAAATCAACAACGAATTTATTCCTCCAAGAATTATTCGTCAGTTGGAAATGCGCGGATTAGTGAAGCTTGGAAGGGGTAAGTAATGATTATTATCACCCCTTCAAAGCCCCTTCGAACCCCCTTCAAAGGAGATAAATAACCATGCGTGACTATGGGAAAGTCTCACCACATTTCTGGACGGGAACTACGGGAAAAAAACTTCGTCAAACACCTGAAGGCTTAATTGTCGCTATGTATTTAATGACAAGCCCTCACGCGAACATGCTTGGCTTGTATTACATACCCCTTCTATATATTGCTCATGAAACTGGCTTGGGCTTTGAAGGGGCTTCTAAGGGGCTTCAAAGAGCCTGTGAAGCGGGGTTTTGTAGCTATGACGAAGCCACGGAGACAGTCTGGGTGCACGAGATGGCACGTTTTCAAGTAGCTGAGTCATTAAAGCCAGCCGATAACCGCTGTAAGAACGTGCAAAAAGAGTATGACTCATTGCCGTCAAGCCCTTATTTATCAAGCTTTTTCGATAAATATGCACAAGCATTTTGTATGACTCAAAAGCGTGGCGAAAACGCCAAAATAGATAGCCCCTTCAAAGCCCCTTCAAAGCCCCTTCGAAGCCAGGAACAGGAACAGGAGCAGGAACAGGAGCAAGAACAAGAAAATACTCACACACAAAACGCGGCTGAAAATTTTTCAGCGAAAGAAGAATCTTGGAAACCAAATCGTGAACTTTTGCTGAATGTGCTTAGGACTTCACAAGTGGGTGCACAAGCAGAGCAGGTTTTAGAAATGCCAAATTATGAATTTCATCTTGGCAACTTCAATGCTCACTGGGAAAACAAAATTGATCTCACTGAAAACCAACGAACTCGAAAGTTTGCAACTTGGTTAATTCAGGAATTCACAAAGTCGATAAGACCTAAAAAACAAAACTCACCAATGAAAACTGCACCAGCAAGAGACGTAAACAGTGCTTGGGGTGATTCAAAACAGTATGCACCAGCCACAGATGATATCGATGTAGGGGAGATGCTATGAATGCATTGAGCAAACAATTCAAAACTGAGCTGGTACAAACTAATCAGTTTTGCCCTAAACACAATGAGTTAATGGTTTTATTAATTGGTCGTCCAGTTTGCCAAACATGTGCAAATGAAGCGTATGTGAAATCACAAATTGAACACGCACACCAAGTCAACCTTATGGTACGCGAGAAACATTTTGCCGGAGCAAAACTCCCTGAGCGCCACAAGGAAAGCGGATTTAAAAATTATGTGGTGAGTATTGATCCGCAGAAAGAAGCTAAAGCTGCTTGCCATAAATTTGTTCAAGATTTTAATTCAGGGAAGAAGCGCAATCTGATTATGGTTGGGCGTACAGGAACAGGCAAAACCCATCTTGCATGTGCTATTGCTCGTAACGTTTTAGACAAGCGTAGTTATGTTCGTTACGTCACCTCAGAAGACATGGCAAATGAAATTGCGACTGCATGGACAAACCCAGATGACAATGAAGCAAATGCAATTTTTCGCTTCACGGACTGTGATTTATTGATATTGGATGAATATGGTTTGCACGACCAACACGAGAGTCGATTGCAGCTCGTTCATAAAGTTTTATATGCACGTTATGACGAAAAAAAGCCGACAGTTTTAATTTCCAACATGACGCTTGAGTCTACAGAAAAGGCGCAAGGTTTGAAGGAAAACTTAGGGGACCGTTTATGGTCTCGGTTTCAACATGACGGTTTGACAGTAGTTGAATGTGACTGGGATGACTTGCGTTTTGGTGGGGCAGGATCATGACTAAATTCGAGATTTTAAGCTGTGGCTTACTCATTTCGTGTGTAACAGCAGTACTTTGCGGTGCGGTGGTTTTGTGGTGGTTGGCGCGTAAAGAGCTAGATGAAAAAGGAATTCACCAATGAAACTAACTAAACAGCAACGTGCTGAGCTAAAACAAAAGTTTGGTGGACATTGCGCTTACTGTGGTGATTTGCTTGGCGATAAGTGGCATGCAGACCATATCGAAGCAGTGAAGCGAGATTTAATTCATGTTGGTGGCGGTAAGTTAATTACGGGTGAAATGACTAGACCGCAAAACGACACTTTAGAAAACATGAACCCTGCATGTGTTCCTTGCAATACAAACAAATCGTCTATGCCGCTGGAAGGGTGGCGGAGGATGCTCACACATTATCGTGATGTTCAGTTGTTACGAGATAGCACACATGCTCGTCATTTACTACGTTTTGGGCTGATTGAAATCAAATCTGAGCCTGTGAAGTTTTTCTTTGAGAGTTATAAAGAGGGCCAGTCATGAATAAACCATTAGAAACTTTTGATATAGACGCAGCAAAGGCTCGCTACGAAAAATTACGAGGCCGATATAACCGGAGTGGGCTATCTAATACTGATTACAACGAGCTACTTCAATTAGAAAAGGCACTTGACCAAGCGAAGAAGTTTAATGCGGAGGGCGCAAAAAATGGACAGTAGATGGATTGAAGCGCAACGCCGTGAAATGGAAAAGCTTATTTCACCAGAGCTAATCAAGTCGAGAGATTTAGCACGTCAAAGTTACTTCGATCAGATGGAAAAAGAAATGGCTGACCACGTATCACGCTCAATTGAACCACTCAGCGGTAAAAAGCAAAGCACTCTGGTTGAACTAAGTGAGTCAATTGAAAAACTGGCTCAGAAGTATAAACAAGATGCTCATTCTTCCAGCCTTTTTGGTGATCAGGATAAAGCGCGAGTTTATAACTGCTTTGCTAATCAATTGGACCATTTGCTGAAAGGTGGTGCTTGATGTCATCAGTCAGCATTGCTGAATACCGTAAGTTATTTCCTATTAAGAAAAATAAAAAGCGGCGTTCAGCAAAGCAAATTGCCAGACAACCAAGTGTGGGTGAAATGGTTCTGGCAACGCATTTAAGAGCATGCAAGATTGGTTTTGAACAGGAATATAAGTTCCATCCTGATCGTAAATGGAGAGCAGATTTTTTAATAACGGGTAAAAAGATTTTGATTGAGGTAGAAGGCGGGATCTGGAGCGGAGGTCGCCATACGAGGGGCAAAGGTTATCTAGGAGATATGGAGAAATACAACTCCGCAGCAATGATGGGTTTTACAGTTTTACGGTTCAGCACAGAGCAAGTTAAGTCCGGTATGGCATTAAAGCAAATTGAATTATTAATTAAGGGTAAATAGGAAGGCGATTATGTTGGTTGAAAAGTTTGATTTTATTGAGTTACTTCGCCTTGCTATTGCTCAAGGCAAAGCTGAAGGTAAGAAAATTTCTAAAGATGTAGTTTTAGGTGAATTAGCGCTGTTATCGCCAGCTGCAAAGCTTTGGGCCACTGTCTTGATTGAAAAGGTTGATTTTGAGCGAATCGCAATAATTACCCCAGCACAAAAACAGACTGAAACTTTTTACAGTAAGTATGACTTTAATTTTCAAACTGAACGCTGTATTGAAGATATTCCGGGCAAGGTTGAATTCGTTCGCGGCGAGATTAAATCTGGTAATTTTTTCCGAGCGCGAAATAAATTAGCGGTAAAGATTCATGAAGAAATGGTAAAGAAAAAATTTACACCTACTAATGCTCAAGGTGATCTCACTAATCTGGCAAAAGGTATGGCTGAGATTATTTTACGCGGACATGTTTTCGTTAAAGCTATGTGTGGAGCATGCCAAGGATTAGGAAAACTCGAAACTTTTAATTCAAAAGGTTTTTCTGAAGGGGCAAAGTTTTGCGAAAAATGTAATGGAACTGGCAAGCGTCCATATACATTAAATGAAAAAATGAAAATTGCAGGAATTGTTGCCACTAAGACTGCTTACATAAAAAGCTATCAAAAGTTTGAGTTATTTGGAGAATCTATTGTTGCAGAATGGGAAAATGAAATTAGATCGGGTATTTCTCGCTCATTTCGTTTTGAACTTCCTGATAATCAAGAAACTTGTGCTTGACAGTTGGGTATACACTTCAGTATAAAGATTTCTAAAATGGGCGAAATGTAAAGTAATCGCCAGAAAGATTTTAAAAGCTCGCCAAATGGTGAGCTTTTTTGTATTGAATGAATTATGAAATTTTATGCTTAGGCCTTATAATTTTCTAAATAAAATTAAACAGGAATAAGAAATGGGTAATCTGCCTAAATTCTATCAAGTTGGTACATGTCATTATAATCTTGATCAAATTGTCAAAATAGAATCAAGTATAGACCTTAGCTCCGTATTAGTTAATTTCTCGGATGGTTCTGAAGTAGAGTTTCCGTTCGATAGTGAAGATGAATACAATCAATTTATCCATTTAATAAGAAGTATAAATTTTTCTTCAGATTTAAATTTTTAATTTGCCGAGTGTATTACGGCGCATGAAGCCCTGCCAAATACTAGTTATTGGCGGGGCTTTTTCTTTTTGGAGTATGTATGACTGAATTTCAAAAAATTACGCATGAGATTAGACAGCTCCAAATAGAGCTAAATCACACAGGCAGTTGCACAACCAAAGGCCTAACAGAAGAAGAGATCGCTCACTTAGATGAGCGATTTTTTTTAGCCATAGCAAAGCAAAATAAATTAATTGCACGACTCAACAATAAACCAGAAGGCTTCTTATAAGAGGCTATTGGTATGGACGGTAAAGATTATTTTTGGCTTACAAGAAAAAAAGAACCTAAAACTAAGCCTAAAAGTAGACCATTGCCTAAGGCTAAAGAAAAATATCTGGAAGCTGAAGAAACGTTATTTCAAGAATTAGAAGAGCATCGAATTGGTTATCGAAGAAAATTCCAATTTGAATCAACCAAAAATTGGCGTTTCGATTTTTATATTGTGAAGTTGAATCTTCTTATCGAAATTGCTGGAAGTCCTTGGGCAGTAGGTCGCGGTGGCTCAAAGATAGCAAACGCATTATGTAAATATGATCTTGCTCTAGATCGAGGTTATGTATTTGAGCGTCTTGAGCCTCACCAAATTGAATCAGGTTATGCAATCAACTGGATTAAAAGCGAATTAGCGAGAATTGAAGATGGAACAAATAAGACCATTTCCTCCAACTGATTTTATGGATCAGGCAGAAGAAGAGGAAGCACTCCGTTTAATACCTGCCCCTGATTTAAAAAACTGGGTAGTTGCTAATTTTCTTACGCTGGGTGGACCTTTACATAATCCAGATCACGACCATATCGCTGAGATGCTTCATGACAATGAGGGTTTCTTGGCTTTCGCATGGGCTTCTTCTGCTTATACCAGAGCTAAGCGTATGGTGCTTGGCCAATGTGAAAAGGTTATGTTTCAACAAGGTGGCTGGAAGAAAGCCCGACAAGAGCAGCAAATGCGCGACTGGTTCGGATTCGTTCCAGTTTACTTAATCACAATCGATGCAAGCTTTTGTGAAAAGGCAAACGATAGCGAGTTCTGTGCTTTGCTTGAACATGAGCTTTATCACATTGGTGTAGAACGAGACTCGGACGGTGAGATTATTTACAGTGATCATACTGGATTACCAAAGCACTATTTAGCTGGTCACGATGTGGAAGAGTTTATCGGTGTTGTTAAACGCTGGGGTGCAAATGAAAACGTTAAGCGATTAATTGAAGTCGCCAAGAACCCGCCGTTTGTTTCTGATTTAGATATTTCTAAATGCTGTGGAAACTGCGTAATTACTTGAGCCTTGGGGCTCTTTTTTTGGCTATTTAGGTTGACGTAGGTTGACAGGATTGAGGATATGGCGGCTCTAAAAAAAGAGGTAAAACTCTTTATAGTTCGCTCACTTGCCGTATTTAATACACCCACAGAAACTGCTGAGCTCGTCAACCAAGAATACGGGATAAAAGTTACTAAACAGCAGTGTGAGAAATACGACCCGACCAAACGGGCAGGCGAGAACCTGAGCGAAGAATTAAGAAAAGATTTTGAAAAGACTCGCGAAATGTTTTTGGGTAAGCCGGAAGCAATCCCCATTGCAAATTTAGCGGTGCGTTTACAGCGTTACGAAAGCCAATATCAAAAGCACAGTAGAAACCGTGTAGCAGCTCTAAGCATTCTTAAACAGGCAGCTCAAGACATTGGCGGGCAATTTACCAATCGTCAAGAAATTACAGGCAAAGACGGCGGACCAGTCCAAACAGTTAATTCAGAAATTCCAGTTCCAATGGAAGATTACTTAAAAGCGCGGAGGGAAGTCTTAGATGAGTACTGATGCGGCTCGGGATAAAGCCATCCGGATCGAGGCGCAAGAAGATTTATATTTCTTCACAAGGTACATGTTTAAGGAGCGCCGTGGTTATAAATGGATGCAAAATTGGCACCACTTAGAAATCTGTGAAGCTTTGATGAAAGTTTATCGCGGAGAGATAAAGCGGTTAATTATTAACGTTCCACCACGATATTCTAAAACTGAAATTGCTGTAATTAATTTCATGGCTTGGTGTTTTGGTAAGAATCCAGACTGTGAGTTTATTCATATCAGTTACTCGGCAATGCTTGCCGCAAATAATGCCTTCCAAATACGAACCCTTGTGCAAGAAGAGGCGTATAGAAAAGTCTTTCCCGAGCTTACATTGCGTGATGATAGTAAGGCTAAAGACTTCTGGAGAACTTCCCAAGGTGGTGTCTGCTATGCGACTGGTACAGGCGGCACGATTACCGGTTTTGGTGCAGGAAAACTTCGTAAAGGCTTTGGCGGCTGCATTATTATTGATGACCCGCACAAAGCACATGAAGCTTCATCAAAAACTATTCGAGAAGGGGTAATTGATTGGTTTCAGAACACACTCGAATCGCGTACTAACTCGCCAGATACGCCGATCATTGTGATTATGCAGCGACTTCATGAAGATGATTTAGCTGGATGGTTGCTAGGTGATAGAAAAGACGGCGTTCCTGTAGCTGGTGGCAATGGCGAAGTTTGGGAGCATCTATGTCTTTCAGCTATTCAGGAAGACGGATCCGCACTGTGGCCAGCAAAACACAATATCCAAAAATTGAGGCTAATGGAGCAAGCAGCACCATATGTATTTGCCGGGCAGTACCGACAAATGCCATCACCGCCAGCAGGCGGTTTTTTTAAGCCCGACAATATTCAAATTGTTGATGCTTTGCCTGCAGATGTAGTGAAGCAAGTAAGGGCATGGGATTTTGGCGCTACAGAGAATGAAGGCGACTTTACAGCAGGTGTGCGAGAAGCTCTTGGTGCAGATGGTTTTACTTACATTGTCGATGTTACAAGAGGACAGCTTGGCCCTGACAATGTAAATAAACGCTTAAAGCAAACCACTGAGCTTGATGGAAAAAACGTAACTGTTCGAATTCCTCAGGACCCTGGTCAAGCAGGGAAATCTCAAGCTCTGGCATTTACAAAACTTCTCAGTGGCTACCATGTGGTTGCAAAACCAGTATCGGGTGACAAGATCACTCGGGCACAGCCTTTTGCCGCTCAAGTAAATGTTGGGAATGTTCGAATGCTTAAAGGTGATTGGAACAAAGCCTTTATTGAAGAACTTCGGAATTTCCCTAATGGAACAAATGACGATCAGGTAGACGGTGGATCTGACGCTTTTAATGAATTACATGAAGGATTTGAAACCTTCTTCGCTGATATGGGATTTGCACGATGAGTGATGTAACTTTTCAACATCCTGAATATGTTAAAAACTTGCCATACTGGCAAAAACTTGATGATGTTTGTGAAGGTGAAGATGCAGTTAAGGCTAAAGGTGAAAAATATTTGCCGATGCCAAATGCACATGATAAGTCACCTGCAAATAAAAGCGCTTATGAGGCTTATCTTACCCGTGCAGTCTTTTATGAAGTAACAGGGACTACATCAAATAGTTTAGTTGGTGCAGCTTTTGCAACCGATCCAAGTTTTAAATTTCCTCCGGAACTTGCTCATTTAGAACGTAATGCAAATGGTGCTGGTTTAAGTACTTATCAATTGGCTCAAAATGGAATTCGCCATTTATTGAAGCATTATCGTTGTGCTTTATATGTAGATTATCCTGATGTGCCGCCAGCTCGTAATCTAGCGGAATTTAAAGCACAAAAAGCCTATCCGATGATTCATTTACTAAATGCCCTTGATGTAGTGAATTGGGATTCAGTAATGATCGATAACCAGAAAAAACTTTGTCTCGTAGTTATCCGTGAATTTAGGTCTGAGCGCGGTGCTGATGGATTTAGTAAAACCGAACAAGAGCAATATCGTGTACTTCGTTTAGAGCCTGATAATGAAGGAAACTTCATCTATACAGTTCAAGTTTACACAAAAGGCGACAAGGGTACATGGAAGGGCGAAGATAAGAAGTATCCCACTGATAATAACGGGGATTTCTGGTCTTATATTCCATTCACTTTTGTGGGGGCTATTGATAACTCTGAAGAGATTAAAAAGCCTCCATTGCTCCCATTGGCTAATCTTAATTTAGCTCATTATAGAGATAGTGCGGACTTTCAAGAGTCCGTTTTTTATATGGGCCAACCACAGTTTTATGCTAAGGGAGTTAATTGGGCTTGGTATGACGAGGCTAAAAAGCGTGGCATTTATATCGGTGCGAAAGTTCTATTACCTTTACCTGAAAACGGTGATTTGGGGATTGTACAAGCAGATCCAAACACATTAGCACGGGAAGCTATGAAGGATAAATGGGAACAGATGAAAGAAATGGGTGCTCGACTTATTGAAAAAGGTTCCGCAGCTAAAAAGACTGCTACTGAATCTAACAGTGATGATGCCGTGCAGCATTCCGTTCTTTCACTTTGTGTTGTGAATATGAATGAAGCTTTTTCTATGGCTTTACGTTGGGCTGCTAAATTTGTAGTACCCAATGTTGATGTTCTGACTAAAGATGAACTGATGTTCGAAATTAGTCAGGAATTTAACAAGCAAGGTTATTTAGCTGAGTTAGCTAGACAGTTATTTGAAGCAGCTCTACAAGGCCGATCTTCATTTAAATCGTGGTGGGAATACAACCAAACAGGTATGTTCCCTAAACAAAAATATGAAGAAGAGCTTCAGAATGTTGAAGCAGAGCAAGATGGGACTTTAAATCAAAAGGTAGAGTGAGATGGCAACAGATATCAAAAAACTATTTGAAGCACTCACTCAGCACCAGGCCTATCTTTATCGTGCTTCATCAAAAACGGTAAATGAGTTATTGGCTTTATTCAATGATGATACGAGCAAGATGCTATCTAAGCTTCGGGATTTATTGGATGAGCTTAATGAGTCGGAGAAAGTTGCTTTAGCTGGTGGTAAATATACAACTTCAAATTTAAGGGAAATTAGGGATTTGATTGCCCAATGGTTTGCCAGTGTTAATTTAGCATTACCTGAAGCTTTTGCCGTTTCTGCTACGGCGCTGGCTGTTTATGAGGCCAATTACGTAGCTAAGCTCTATGGAGCAAAAATTAATAAGCCTGATGGGGAAAAACTATTCTTATCCGCTAAAAAAGTTCCGTTGGCAGGTGGCGCTCTTGTCGATGATCTGCTTTCAAGAATTGCTGAAAGTGCCCGTCAAAAGGTTGAGTATGCAATTCGAGATGGTATTAATTCAGGCAAAACTAACCAAGAAATTGTTCAGCGTATTCGTGGTACCAAACGACTTAACTATGAAGATGGGATCTTAAATGGTACCAAAACTGATATTGAGCGAACGGTAAGAACTGTGCGAAGTCATGTAGCTAATCAAGCCTATCTAAATAGCTTCAACCAAATTGGCTTTGAATATGTCCGATTTGTTAGTGTTTTAGATGGACGAACTTCTAAGCTTTGCGCTTCATTAGATGGTTCAGTGTGGGAAATAAATGATCCGGCAAAGCGAGTGCCGCCGTTACATCCTAACTGTCGCAGTATCTTGGTTCCGGTCGAGAAGGACGGTCAACTTGTTGGCGAACGGCCATTTGTAATGGACGAACGTAGAGTTAAAGACATCCCCAAAGAAGAGCGAAGCCAGTTAATAGGACAGTTAGATGCAAACACCACATTCAAAGAGTTCTTTAAGAAGACAGACGATTTCTTTCAAAGAGAATGGTTAGGACCAAAGCGCTACAAGCTTTATAAAGAAGGAAAGTTTGATTTTGAAAAGTTCTTCGATCCTGAAGGACGATTGTACACATTAGACCAACTTCGTAAGTTGGATGAGCAAACCTTTAAGGAGTTGGGCTTATGAGTGAGTCAAGACATTTAGTGCTAAAGCGTCACCCTACTTTGAAAGGTTATCTGGTTATTTGTGATGAAGAAACTGGACAGCCACTAGCTGGACAAAGAGCAGTACAGATGAATTCTGATGCCTTAAATGGACCCGCAACAATTACTGTAACTTTTGAAGCATATGGTGCTCATGGTGTTCGCTTAGTGAGTGATGAACAAAGGCCGGCTCAAACAAAGGAAACGTAGCGAAAGGTACTACAAATGCCTGAAAAGCAAATCAATATGTCAGATGCTCAATATATTCTGAGCACAAAATGAATTCTGGTGCCATTTCTTCAAATTAAGGTTTCAAGCCATGGCAATTTATGGTTTTACTTTTGAAAGATTAAAAGCAATTGCACTCATCAAATAGAACTTAATTTTTAACCATAGCACCTTCGGGTGCTTTTTTTGCGAGAAGAAAATGCCAAGCCCTATTATCCAATATTTCCAATATGAACATTTACCTGAACATTTGCAGCAAGTTAGTAAGCCAATTGGTGATTTAGCTCGGCAAATGGATGAGCAACTTCCTGACGGGCCTGAAAAATCCACAGGATTAAGAAAGCTACTTGAAGCAAAAGATGCATTTGTACGCCAAGCTTTAAGTAAATAATCATTTATAGAAATGAAGCGTCCTAAAGGGCGCTTTTTTATTGCCTGCCGAAAGCGGATGCTAACGGCGAATCCGGGCGGATGCCCATTTTGTATATATAGGTTGGATGACCAATGAAACTTAAAACAGTAACAATCGACGGTAAAGTTTATGCGGAAGTAGACGGAGATAAGCCGATCTATATTCATGATGACGGCAAAGAAATGCCACATGATGCACCACACTCGGTAGCAACAATTGCACGCTTAAACAATGAAGCTAAAACACATCGTGAAGCCAAAGAAGCAGCCGAAAAAGCATTAAAAGCTTTTGAAGGAATTGAAGACCCAGCGGCAGCTAAAAAGGCATTACAAACAATCCAAAATCTCGATGATAAAAAGCTGGTGGATGCCGGTGAAGTTGAGAAAGTTAAAGCTGAAGCTATCAAAGCAGTTGAGGAAAAATATGCCCCGATTGTTGCGCAACGTGATGCTCTAGAAGCCTCTTTACATAAAGAACTTATCGGCGGTGGTTTTGCTCGTTCTAAGTACATTCAAGACAACATTGCAGTACCTGTGGACATGGTTCAGGCAACCTTTGGTCATCACTTCAAAATCGAAGAAGGCAAGGTGGTTGCATATGATCCGAACGGCGAAAAGATTTATTCACGTGTCCGCCCGGGTGAACTTGCAAATGTTGATGAAGCTTTAGAGTCATTGGTTGGTGGATACCAGCATAAAGACTTAATTCTTAAAGGTGGTAAAGGAACTGGTGGCGGTTTTCAAGGTGGGGGCAAAGGTGGAGCACCTACTGGAATGAAACGCAGTGAAATGTCTGTTTCTCAGAAAGCAGATTACATCAAAGAACATGGCAATGATGCCTTCCTAAAACTACCGAACTAATCATTAAATATTTGGAGATAAGTAGTTATGACTACGACAGTTAATTCCGACATGATCATCTACAACCAACTGGCCCAAACAGCGTATTTAGAACGTTTACAAGACAATTTGAATGTCTTTAATGAAGCTTCCAATGGTGCGATTATTTATCGTAATGAAATCATTCAAGGTGACTTCAATAAAAATACATTCTACAAAGTTGGTGGTAGCATTAAACATCGTGATGTGAACTCCAATGCAAAAGTAACTCCGGAAAAAATCGGTGCAGGTGAGTCTGTAGGTGTAAAAATTCCATATAAATATGGCCCTTATGCATCTACTGAAGAGGCATTTAAGCGCCGTGCTCGTACACCAGAAGAATTTGCTATGGTTGTTGGTTACGATCTTGCTGATGCATTGGTTGCTGGTCGTTTAGAGTACAGCCTAGCTTCTTTAAAAGCTGCTATTTCTAGCAATCCAGACATGGTTGCAAAAGGTAGTATCGTTGTTGATGGCCGCAAAGCATTAACTCGTGGTATGCGAAAGTTTGGTGATAAGTTTGGCCGTATTGGTTTATGGGTGATGAACTCAGATACATATTTCGATATTGTCGATGATGCAATCACTAAGCAAATTTATGGTGAATCTGAAATCGTTATCTATGGTGGTTTACCCGGTACATTAGGTAAGCCAGTCTTGGTGACTGATGCTGTAGGGGATAACGATGCTTTTGGCTTGCAGTATGGTGCTGTAACAGTAACTGAATCACAAGTACCGGGCTTCCGAGCTTATGACATCAATGATGAAGAAAACTTAGCAATCGGTATGCGTGCTGAAGGTGCATTTAACCTAGATATTCTTGGTTATAGTTGGGATACATCGAAAGGTGAAAATCCTGACCTTACATTACTTGGTTCAAGTGCTAACTGGATTAAATATGCAACCAGCAACAAAATGACAGCAGGTACCTTACTTGATTTATCAGGTACAGCGACAACTGGTTAAAACCTAAAAATTAAAACCTAAGGGGGCTAATAAGCCCTCTTTTTATTATTAAGAGAAAAGCGCCATGAAGATTATCTATACACGCATTGCAGCAGCTGCTGCATTAGAGACGGGCATTATTGCTAACCCTGACTATTATGAAAACCCAAATTTGAAAGCAAAAGAGGTAATTATTTACGGTAATTATCCAAAGATTCAAAAGGATTACGAATCTTTAGAAGTTCCAGTTGAAGTTCGTAAGTTGGAAGAGCCACAAAAAACGACTTTGGCCACGGTAAATGTCGAGGTAGGAGCCACCCCTGAACTTCAAACTGTGATTGATGATGCAAAAGCTGAGTGTGAAAAGGTAGTTGAAGAAAACACTCAGCTTAAGCAGAAAATTGCCATCTTAGAGCAGGCCGGTGGCAACCAGTCAGAGTTGTTATCTGAGAATTCACGATTAAAAGATGCAGCAGTCTTAGCAGATAAAGCTCTCAAAGATGCTGAAGCTCAAGTGGTCGGTATAAAAACTGAATTTGAAGCTTTTAAAAACGATATTCCCGCAATGCAAGCGCGTATTGCTGAATTGGAAGCTGGAAAAGCGGCAGAAAACCCAGCTACAGAAACGGCAGCTAATGATTTTGAAAACTGGTCAAATGATCAATTAAAAGAGTATTTGGCTAGTAAAAACATTGGTTACAAACCGTCTGCAACAAAAGCAGAACTCCTTAAATTAATCCCGAAGGAATAATGCAATGAGCTTTATTACTGTAGATGACGCAAATTCAATTTTGGGCAGCGATTTTGCACCAGACAGTGATAAAGCTCGTCTGGTAAAGCTGGCTAATGTTTGGATGAAAAAACGGATTGGTTTTGTACCAGATCCTATTGATCCACTTCTTAAAGACGCGGCTTGTGAAATTATCAAAGGAATTCTGGCCAAAGTAATTTATAACGGCAAAGACCAGCAGTTGAAGCGTAAGAAGGTCAAAGCTGATTCTGTTGAGTCAGAAAAAGAATACCAAGATGGATCTGAAGCAATTTCTAGCTTTGAACAGATAGCAATTGATTTTATTGACTCACTTGATTTGAAAGATCCAAATGCAAGTTTTAATGGCTTTGGCATACCACTTTACAGGGCATGATATGGGCTTACGTGACGAAATTCAGGCAGATATTGCCGAAGCATTTAATGATGATTTAGCGGACGCCGTTCATACCTTTACATGTGAGCGGATCTCAAAAACAAATTGGGATCCTAAGACTGAAACGTATGTTGAAGTTAAAGAAAACTATTCTGGCCGTGGCGTTCTGTTTGGCTCATACAGTCAATATGAGATTCAAACGCTTGGAGTATTGGCCACTGATAAGAAGGCTACAGTGCTGCAGAATGAAGTAACTATGACTCCAAAAATTGATGATGAGTGGTTAACAGCCTTAGGTTCATTCCGGGTAATTCATATTCAACAGGATCCAGCTAGCACAATATGGAAATGTCAGCTTCGAAAAGTGTAGGGGCTAAAATGGTTAATCCTGATTATGTTCCTGAATGGTATATCTCGCCTTTTCAACATGTGCAGTACACGCTTGCTCGAAATCAACTACACATGGATTTGTTATTTGAAGATATGGATAAGGCCGATCAATTTTTGGATATGGGAGCGGATGCGCAAGTTAGTACTTTTTCTGATGGTGCATATGCAATCGTCCAAATTGGTGATACAGCGGATAAAGACCGAATTCAAGTTTATGGATTGCTTTTACATGAAGCTGTTCATGTCTGGCAAAAGATTAAAAAGCTCATGGGTGAACGAGAACCGAGCTCTGAGTTTGAAGCTTATTCAATTCAGGCGATCGCTCAGGATCTCTTTAAGATGTATGAGGAAAGCGAGTTAAATGATGGGATGGAAGGGGAAAAGGCCAACTGATTTTAGTTTTGATGTGGCTAAAATGGCAGAGGAAAAAGTAAAGAAAATTACAATGGATGCTGTTCAGTCTTTGGTCGTTTCAAGTCCTGTTGATACTGGCGCTTATCGTGCTTCGCATATCGTTTCAATTGGATCTGGTGATTATGGTGTCCGTGGACCTGAAACAAATGCTATTCAGGATGCAGCTATTCAAGCCGTGAAGTTTAAGTTGGGCAATTTAGTTTATATCCAGAACAACCAGCCTTATGCAGAGCGCTTAGAAAATGGGTGGTCTGATCAAGCACCACAAGGAATTTACAACACCACCTTTACCTTTATTTCTCAGAAGTATGGCGGCTAAAATGGCAATGACTTTAGAGCAGACAAGGCAAGCTATTATCGATCGTATGCAAGCTTTTACCGGTATTACGCAAGACAGAATCCAGTATCCAAATTTACCAGGCTTTAATGTACCTAAAGATGGTGTTTGGTGCCGCTTAACGATTGCAGGTGGTCCCAGTTTTACTTCTGGCATTGCAGATAAGCCATGTACTCGCCGTACCGGTAATATCATGATTCAATGCTTTGCACGTCCCAATTCAGGAATAATTGAAATCACAAAATTGAGTGATGCATTACTTGCTCATTTTGAATATTACTCAATCGAACACTTAGAATGTTTGAATGGCCAATCTATTTATGCGGGTAAAGATGCTGACTTCATTCAATACAATGTATCAATAAGTTTTTTAGTTAACTAAAGCACATAACAAACCAATCTTTCACTACCACCTCATCGGTGGTTTTTTTATGTCTATAGGAATCACTTATGAGCAATTTTGTTTTTAAGCGTGGTGACACTTTCAACTTAAATCTTCAGCTAGTTGATATGGATGAAACTTTGCAATATCCACCCGATGATGTTCGCCGTGCAATTGATCTGACGGGTTATACCTTTACTTCACAGATTAAAGCTTTGGCTGATGGAGCAGCTGTGGCTACCTTGACTTGTGCTGCATTAAATCAAAGTACACAGAAGGGATGGCTGAATATTAAATCAGGTGCAAGTACAGCAGCTTGGCCTTTAGGTCTGTGCCAGATGGATATTAAAGCTGTTGTAAGTGGAGTCACCCAGCACACGGATACTCTGATTTTCCAAGTGATTGATGGGGTAACAGCATAATGGCAAATCTTGTTTTTAAATTTAGTTGGGATCACCGGCCGTTTCCTTATAACGCCTCACAAGGCAAGCGACAGTTCATGTTGCCATTTGCATCTGGCATCCCAAACTTAAACCCACAACTTTCACAGGTCCAAGGTGCAGGTACAGCAGCTGCAGCAAATCTTACTACTTCAGTTTCAGATGATACGATTGGGAGAGTGCTTCGGGTTGGTGATTTTGGTTTAGGGAAACCATTAAGAAACACAGATGTTAATGGAAGTGATCTGAATAATATGACCACCGTGGGGTTCTATGGCAATGATACATTTGCCAGTGCAACTCTTGCTTTAAACTTTCCTGAAGCTGGTACTGTTGGGTCGTTGCTTGTATTGAACGTTGCTGGCTCTAATAGTTACCGTAATCAGGTGTATATTTCCGCATCAAGCAGCCGGATCTGGTTTCGCTCTACCTCAGATTTAACCAACTGGACGCCATGGAAGCGATTACTGGATGCCAGCTCAACAGAGTTTCAGCGAATCGTGAATAATGGTTTTGCTGCAAATAAAAACTTGGGGTCAACAGCATTATCCGGTTTTGATGCAGGTGGTTCATTTATTGGATTACAAAGCACTAGTGCAGGTGCGGCAGCTGCAGGTGATTATCCTACGGCACAGGCCCAGTATATTCTTGGGCTGAATGCGGGTAGTGCAAGCGAACATGCTGCTAATTTAAGTATTGCAACTTCAGCAACATATATAGGCTTTAGACGAAAATCATATCAGGGTACTTACACCCCATGGTACGCCTTGCGTGGAGAACACAATACAACCGTGGATGGTTCAGGTTTTATTAAAGCCGCTTCGCCAGTCGTTAAGCTTTTCCAAAGTCATATTGAGGTAAATAACGATGCAGCTAAGCAACCAATCACTTTCGATAAGTTGGGTACTGGTGATTACTTAGTGAAAGGCTCATTAGGTTTTGCTCAGGAAGGCTGGTACATTGAAGTACCTAAGGATGCCAACGGTAATACGGTAGTAGCAGTTGAATATTCAACCTTAGAGAATGGTGATCTTTCAATTAAAACTTATAAACGTAAGTTTGATGTGGAAAAGGCAGCCATTGTAGCTGATCTCGAAAATCCACTTGATATTCCAGAAGGCCGCTGGATTGATATACGTCTGCATGAAGAACCTGAACCAGAGCCTGAAGAGCTTTTGAGTGAAACACCAGTGGATTTCCAGCCTACTAACTTATCTCAGGCAGTTGCTGCAGCCATGAATGGCGTGGAACCGCCAGAAATCTCAGACACAGACGAAACACTTTAATAACCCGCTTAAAAAGCGGGTTTTTTATTGCCTAAATTTTGGAGAACCATAAATGAGTTCAGGCGCAAAAATTCGATTATATGCTTGTGAAGAAGCAGTTTTAGGAACAACTCCAGCAAACCCGATCTGGTACACAGTTCGCCGTGTAAGTGATGGTTTATCTGAAAATGTTTCTACTGAAGAAAGCAGTGAAGTGGTTGATTCACGTTTTCGACAAGGTGGGGTAGTTACTGAAGCAGAAGTAGCAGGTCAGTTAGAGTTTGAATTATCACTTGGAACATTTGATCTATTCCTAAGTGCTTTAGCCTTCAATAATTGGGCGGGTAACGCTTTAAGTTTTGGTGGTACGGTACGTAAGTCATTAACGCTGGTTAAAGTTTTCGAAGATGTTGGCCAAGTTTTTATTTATCGTGGAGTACAGGTTAATTCTGGTGAAATTACTATCCAGACCACGGGGAAAATCACTGGTAACTTTGGTCTTGTAGGTAGCTCGTTTACTCGTCAGCAAACTAACCCTGTAGTGAATCCGGTGGCAGCCTCAACTCGTCCGCTGGTGAGTATGCCGAACGTGGAAAACTTGCTTGTAAACGGCCAGTCAATTCAAGGCAAAGCATGTCTACAGTCTTTGACCATTTCTATTAACAATAACCTTGAAGCAATCCGTTGTATCGGTTCGGGTAAGTACACACCAGAGTTCTACATTGAAAAGATGATGGATATTGAAGCGAATGCTTCTTTCATGTTCTCGTCAACTTCTGCAGGGTGGATTGATGCCATTAAAACACGTGATGTATTTACACTGACCTTTGATATTAAAGATAGTAAAGGTAGTAAATACTCGTTCAATTTCCCTCAATTAGAGGTGATGGAGGCTAACCACCCAGATGGTGGTGGCGACGACATCATTACTGTAGACATCAACTTTGCCCAAGTTCGCACAGCGCCAACAATTGTACGTGCTCTTGTGTAATCAACTTATTCAGTAACAAAGCCTATGGAATCCCATGGGCTTTTTTATTTCTAAAAATTAGAGGTTGCTATGGCTTTAAAAGTCGGAATTATTAAAAGCTCGGATGTATCAAAATGGTGTGAATACAAAGGGGTTGATGGAGAGGTACAGGCAGAGTTCAAAGTCCGTGGTATCGCTTATAAGCCTTTTCAGGTAGCTATTGAACGAGCAGGAAATCAGATCTCGTCTAAAGGCTATGATGTGATGGTCAAAGATGAAAATGCCAAGCTTTACCATGAATTGTTAATGGATGCTTGCGCCGCCCACTTAATCGAAGACTGGAAAGGTGTGGTATTTGCCGAAATCGTAGACGGTAAAACGGTTGAATCTGAAAAACCGTATACACCTGAGAATGCCTCAAAGCTTCTTAATCTTGGTGATATTGGTATTTCAATCTGGCTATTCATTAAAGAACAGGCCCAGAAGATTCAGGAAGAGGCAGACAAGGACAAGGCTTTAATTCTGGGAAAGTCATCGAGCTCTACAAATACCAAAAAACGTATGCGTCGAAAACGCCGCACGAAATCGAACAAATCAAGTTCTTAGGTGGTCGTATTCCTGATCCGCCAGAGTATTCTTATGAGGCTGATTCCATTCTTTCGGCATTTAGCACTATTTGCAGATCCCGACGATATGAGCAGGGTATCCCTTTATCTTTAGATCAGCAGGCAATCAATGTCTATGCAGAGCATAATGATTTACCAGTAGCTGCTCATATCTTTAATGACTGTATTTTTGCATTGGATAACTTGTTTTTAGATGAAGCCCATAAAAAAATAAATTCCAAGTCCTCAAAAAAGTAACCCTAGAGTTATTTACATATAATAACTCTAGGGTTATTATTATCTCATCAAGTTAATAAGGGATTGGTGTGAAAAGTCTGGATTTAATCAAAATGATTGAAGCAGATGGTTGGTATGAGGTTAGGGTTTCAGGAAGTCATCATCACTTTAAACACCCAACCAAAAAGGGGTTAGTTACAATCCCACATCCTAAAAAGGATTTACCAAACGGAACTGTTAAAAGCATTTTGAAACAAGCGGGTCTAAATTGACCCGCTGTTTCCCGACTTTAAATACTATATCCCTTACAACTAATCATAACGCAGTGGGCGATATGTTTATGCCAAGGGCATGGAGTGTTGAGATGTTATATCCAATTGCAATTGAACGAGGATCAGATACTGAGGCATTTGGTGTCACTGTTCCTGATATTCCAGGTTGTTTTAGTGCTGGTGACACACTTGAAGAAGCTATTGAGAATGTTAAAGAAGCTATTTCAGGCCATTTAGAAATATTGGCTGAAGATGGTGAGGAAATCCCATTAGCTTCCGAACTAGTTAAATTTGTCGATGATCCTAAATATAAAGGAATGATCTGGGCGGTTACCGAAGTTGATGTTAGTCGTTATCTGGGTAAACCAGAAAAAATCAATGTTACTTTACCAAGCCGTTTGATTCGTAAAATTGATGAGAATGTAGGTAAAGGTAAGAGATATACTACTCGATCGGCTTTCTTGGCTGCTGGTGCTGAAAAACTTTTACATGCATAGCCTGATTTAAAAGACCACCTTCGGGTGGTCTTGCTTTATGTGACATTTAGTAACCAGTTTGTTAAAGTTAAAACAACTTATAACAAATGGTGAAAATTCATGAAAAAAATATTGGCTGCGGGTTTAATTGGTCTTGGGTTGGTGGGGTGCGCTACTCCAGCCTATAATTATCAAGCTATACCTAAAAATATAAGCAAACCGCCAATTGGATCAGTTAATAAAGCATTTGTAGGGGATCAAATGCTTGAACAGGGAATGGTGGTTGATCGTGAAGTTCTAAACGTCCCTGAAAATATTAAAATTAGTTTTGCTTATTCACTTACTTCAGGCATTTACTTAAAAACAGGCAAAAATGAAAAAGGGCAATATTTTCAGCCATTCAACACTGTCAGTGGTGGGGGGATGGTTCAGAAAAACCCTTTAGCTGACCCATTTAAAGTAGTTATGTTAGATACTGAAGGTAAGCTCTGTGTAGTAACAGTATTTAATGCAAAAAACTGTACTGATAAACATCAAGCTACTATGAAGACAGTAGCAATTGCATCAGATAATTCCTTCCAACAAACATTAATTTATAGTGGAAAATTTGGAAATAAAATTAATGTCGGGTACCGTGAATTCTCAAGTAATCAAGCACGTCCTGCATTCAATAATGATGTTGAATATGATTTAAGCCAATCTAAGCAAATAGGTTATAAAGGTGCTTTATTGGAAGTAATTGATGCCACTAATCAAGATATTACTTACAAAGTTTTGAAGAACTTTAACAAGGTAGATTAAGATGAGTGCACCACAATATAAACCAATGAGAGAAAGTGAAGTTTGTAATGCTATCGGGTGGGTGTTAATAGCTCTCGGCTTTATCGCAGGTTTTTTATTTATTCTTGCATTTGGTCGAATTGAAGTAGCTTCTTACTATGGTAAAGAAACGGTTTGGTCTGGAGTTATGATAGCAACAGGAATCGGAATTATATTTAATGGATTCCTTGCAGGCTACTTATTTCAAAAAGTAGCTAGTATTCTTCGTTACCATGAGAATAAATAATATCTTGTATAAAAAGCACCCTAGGGTGCTTTTTAAAATTGGTTTAACTACCCTGCTTGGTAATTATATTTAACTTAAAAAGAACTACCCACTCATTGAGTGGGTTTTTTATTGCCTAGAGGAAAGTAAAATGGCACAAGAATCCCGTTTGGTCATTGTTATTGATTCGCAAAATGCTGAACGTAATGCGCGTAATCTAGGCAATGAACTTGTTAGCATTGAACGTAAAGGTGAGTTTGCATCTAAGTCTATGGACAGCTTATCTGTAGCTACTAGAGCTTTAGCAGGACACATGGCTGGCCTAGTAACGGTGGGTGCAGCTATATCTAAAATGGACACTTATACAGGCCTTCAGAACCGTCTAAAGCTCGTTACTAATAATCAGGCTGAATTGAATAAAGCGACTGAAGATACATTCCAGATCGCACAAAAAACCTATTCAGCATGGGATTCTGTTTTACAGGTCTACCAGCGTTTTAGTGATAATGCCAAAACTTTAAACCTCACAATGGATGACACTGCTCGTTTAACTGAAACCGTATCTAAAGCCGTAGCAATTAGTGGTGCAAGTGCAGAAGCTGCTGATGCAGCTTTAGTTCAGTTTGGGCAGGCTTTGGCAAGCGGTACATTACGTGGTGAAGAACTCAACTCAGTTATGGAACAAACACCAGCTCTAGCAAAGGCTATTGCTAAAGGTATGGGGATCTCCGTAGGAGAGTTGCGTTCAGTTGCGGCTGAAGGAAAAATTACTTCACAAGAAATTGTAAAAGCGCTTAGAAATGTAGAATCTGATGTTGATGCTCTTTTTGCTAAAACAGATATCACAATCGGGCAGTCTCTCACACTCCTAAACAACGAGATCACAAAATTTGTTGGCGAAGCAAGTAAGGGAAGTGGTGCGGCACAGGTATTAGCTGGATCAGTTCAAACTCTTGCAAGTAATTTAGATTTAATTGCTGATGGGGCTTTAGTAGTTGGTATTGGATATATCACTCGTGCAATTTTGATGAAGAGCGCTGCTATTAAAGAGGGAATGGCTTCAACTTTAGCGAGCCGCCAAGCATCTGTATTAAATGCTCAAGCAGAATATGCAGAAGCTACCGCTGCTTTGAATGCAGCAAAAGCTCATCTCGCGAATGTGCGAGCAACAAATGCAGAAACCCAAGCTAAATTTGGCGCAACAGCGGCAGCAACTCGATACGCACAAGCACAGGCAGCAGTAACTGCTGCTACAAATGCACAAACAGCAGCTCAAATTAAGCTAAATACTGCAACTTCAATTGCAGGGAGACTAGCTAAAGGGGCGTTTGGATTAATTGGTGGGTGGGCTGGAGTTGCAACATTAGGAGTAATGGGATTAGCGGCAGCCTATTCTTATTTTAATAATAAGGCAGAGGAGGCAAAGCAAAAGCTTGCTGAACAAGCTAAAGTTGCTGAGAAAGCTGATGAGGAGTTAAAAAAATTAACTGGCAATGATAAGGCTAAAGCAGTTAATGATTTAACTACTGCTTTTAATGCACAAAATAAAGCATTAGAGAAATCATCGCGTGCTGTAGGGTCTGCATTAATTGATATCGAGAACTATGCACGAGGAAATAGGGAGGTTGAAAAAATTTCCCAAGAAGCGAGAACTGGAACTATCAGCTATACAGAAGCCATTGAACGTCTAAATAAAATTAAGTTGCCTACAGATCTATATGAAAATCTGAAAAAACAGGCTGCGCAGTATGATGACAATGCATCTAAAGCAAGTTTATCAGCTGAGAAACTTAAATTATTAAGAGTTGAGGTGAAACTTGGAGGTAATGAAGCACAAAATGCGGCAATTCAGCATCAAAAGCAAGCGGATGCTTTAGAGAATACTGGAACCGCAGCTGAAACTGCAGAACAGAAACTCAAGAAATTACGTGAAAATGCTAACAAATCTATGCTTGATGACCAATATTGGATTAACAACTATATACGTAACAAACAACTACTTGGAGAAGCTGGAGCAAAAGATTTTGCTGATTTTACTTTAGCTTGGCGAAAGGAAAATGAGATTGGACGAGAGGTCAAATTATCTAAAGAACAACTTCAAGTTTTACATCAACAATGGGAAATGCATCAAAAGGTAAATGCATTGCGAGACGAGGCTACTGCTGCAATTAATGAGCAGAATAAAGCTTTAAAAAATCAGCAAAAAGTACTAAATGTAAATGCGAAAGTCCTAGCAAATGCTTCAAAATTCGGCTTTGCAGATCTAGAGTCTAAATACAAACTTCCATCAGGAACATTATCCGCGATTCATATGATCGAATCTCGAGGTAATGCAAAAGCCTATAACAAAGAAACCGGGGCCACTGGTGGATTTCAGTTTCTCGAAGGTACTGCCAAGCAATATGGCGTAAAAGACCGCACTGATTTAGCACAGTCTGCTGAAGGTGCTGCTAAGTACATGTCTTATCTTTTGAAACTTTTTAAAGGCGATTTAGAGAAGGCTGTACGTGCATATCATGCAGGTGAAGGCAATGTAATGAAGGGTAAGGGTATTGGTAAAAATAATGATCAATACTGGAAAGACTATCAAAGTTATATGGCTGGTATTAATGGCTATTCTGCTGGTGATATCTCATCAAAAGAGTTTGGCTCTTACTTGAGAGATTTTGCAAAAACCCAAGAGGAAATCAAACAATTACAGATTACTTATGATTCAGAAGCAGTTGCTAGAAGCAAAAGACGTGAGGAGGAAATCAATAAAGCTACGCTTTTAGGGCAGATGGATTTACTCCCTAAAATTAAAGAGCGTTTTGATGCTGAAGAAAAGTTAGCTCAGAAGCAATTTGATTTTGAAGTAAATGGTTATAAGTGGACTGAAGAACAAAAGCTTGATTACACATATGAAACCAATTCTTTGCGATTAGTTGCTGAAGGCAAACTCTCTGAGGATCAAAGACAGGTTGCTTTAGATGGCCTGAAATTGCAAAAGCAGCAAGAGTTAGGATTACTAAAACTTGCTCAAGAGCAACGTTTGTTTCAAGCTAAATTATTCTTGCTTTCAGAAACTGAGGCAATGCAAGAACGCTACCGATTGGAGCGAGAAGAAATTGCTAAAACAGTAAAAGATGAGGAGGAAAAACGTAAGCGACTGGCATTATCACGTGATCAAGAACGATTAGAAGCACTTGATCGTGCAGCAAAAGCTGGTCAAGCATGGGGTGGTATTCAAGCTGATATGAATGGCAGTGGTGAGTTCTATAGACTAGATCAAGAACGATCTAGCCGTTTAAATGCTGCAAATGATTTAGCAGATAGTCAATTTGCTGCTACCGACCTGAATGAGCAAAACTCTTTAGATGGTTTGAACGCTCAATTCGAAGCAGGGCTTATTAAGCAGCAGGATTATGAAAACCAGAAAACAGCAATCATTCAAGCTGCTCAGGACCAACGCAATCAGATTGCTGCCGAATATGCTCAGAATGCTCAGGATATTGAAGATAAGTATCAGCAAGATCGCTTGAACACTCAAATTGCATTTGGTGGCCAAATGATGGGTTCACTCACATCGATGTTTGGTTCAATGTTTGGAGAGCAATCTAAAGCATACAAGATCATGTTTGCTGCTGATAAAGCGTATGCGATTGCAGCTGCTGGTATTGCGATTCAGCAAAATATTGCAGCAGCTTCAAAAGCTGGTTTTCCTCTTAACTTACCGTTGATTGCTGGGGCAGTTGCTCAAGGGGCTAGCATTATTGCAAACATCCGGGCAATCAAAGATCAAGGCTTTGCTGAAGGTGGTTACACGGGTCGAGGTGGGAAATATGAAGTTGCTGGAGCTGTGCACAAAGGCGAGATTGTATGGTCCCAAGAAGACATTAAACGTTGGGGCGGTGTTGGTTTAGTTGAGAAAATGCGTAAGAGTGCAAACCCTGAAGCTTTTCTCAATAACAATGCCTCGGCAGATAGTGTCATGCGCCGTGCAATGATGAGCTCTAGTGCCTTTATTGAAAGCCAAAAGCAAGCTGACATCTTTAATCAACCGGTTCAAGATACTCAGATTATCTATAAGGGTAATAGAGACACACCTAAGTTAGCTTCTTCGGCAAATTCTGACTTATTCCATGATGGCAAGGTCTACTTCTCATCCAATGGTTTAGTTCAGGATCGTTCAAATCTGGATGATGTTCAGGACTTTACTTTAGGAGGTACTTCACGCCCTCAAGCTGAGATTATGCCTTCAATTGAGCCGGCTTCATCGACAATCAATTTCAAAATTGAAGTGATTAATCAGGTGAGTGGGGCGACAGTTGAAGCCGAACAACTGGACGAGCAAACAGTCCGGATCATTGTTAAAGATGAACTGGATAAGCAGCTTCCGAGAACGGTACCGAAGCTTGTAAGTGATCAAATCGCAAATCCAAACTCAACTATTAGTCGGTCTTTGACTGAGAATACGACAGCAAGACGGAATCGATAGTTTTAAAGTTACAGGTATAAGGAGAGTAATGTTAATGGAGTGTAAGTAAAACCGTTTAAAGATGCCGGTATAAGAGAGAAGAGCTGTTGACAGTGTCAACTCCTAGTCTCTTCTAAAGCCTATTGACAGCCAATATTATGAAAGGACCACCTTCGGGTGGTTTTTTTATGCCTATGTTTTCCATAGTAGGAAAAATGAATAAATGACATTTTTTTGAAATGAAACAATAAGGGCACTTAAAAAAGCAAAAACCCCAGTGTTGGCGCACTGAGGTTTTCAATTCAACTCAACCGAGCAAAGTTAAGGAGAAGTATTACTATGCCTGAAATTATAGCAGTGATTTTAAAATATGTAGAGGCAACTATGGAAAAATATGGTTTTGTAAAAGTAACAGGATCTATCTTATTGGGAATTTTTCTTTGGCAGTTTTCGAACATTATTAATGCTTTTGCAAAGTTGATAGAGGTAGTTCGATGAATGATAAATATACTTGGTGGGATGTAGGTAAATCAGTATTAATGATCTCCATCCCCATCTTAATATGGAAGTTAGATACCATAATACTAGCGTTAAAATCATAGAAACCGACCTAATTAAAGGTCGGTTTTTTATTGCCTGAAGGAAAGTTATGTACAAGTTAAAGCTAAATCCTCAGACCAGCGGCTATGGCGTAACACCGGGTGATGATGTGAAACGTCAGCAGATGGATGGCGGTCGTGGTCGCTATTACATCGATGTAAAACGTAATAGTCATATTGTCGATGTGAACTGGAATTTAAGTAAATCCGATTTTAATAAAATGATGGCTTTCTGGCGGGTCTACCAGAATAAGCCAGCCTCATTCTATGCGGATCTGGTCATTGATCAGGGAACACGTCAGCAATATCTATGCAATTTCATTCCAAACTCGTTCAAGACCAATGAAGTGAATGGCAACCTTTACCGGGTAAATGCACAGCTCGAAGTTGTTCAAAACCAGCCTAACCTTATCGCTGATCAGGCACTTATCAAAGATTGGGAGGTCTAATGGATAACGAATATGCCAAATTCTTTTTCAATCGAAAAGTAGATGTTTATCAACTGGAATGTATTGAACTCTCACACCCTTCTTTTATGAATACTTACCGGGTGGTACGTAATGATGACCGTGGAGTGTATGTTCAGCACAATGAAGGCGCGGGGCAAGTATTTTACGAATACCTACCAATGACAATTCAAAGATCCGGAATGCTCGGTGATCTGGACCAGACTTTGACCGTTTCAATATCTGGGCTTGGTGATATTTTGCCGGATGAGTTTGAACGGGTAATTGAGGGGCAATATTCTAATGTAAAGCCGACCGTAAATTACCGCCTTTATAGTTCAGATAACTTGAATACACCAATGTTTTATCTACTAGGTCTACAACTCTCCAGTGTTGCCATGAATCATAAAGCTGTGACATTCAAGGCTGAATCACCAAGATTAAATACTGCGAAGACTGGAGATATCTTTGCACTGGATCGTTTTAGTGGTTTGAAGGGGGCTATATGAAGAGTCACGATCATTTGCTCGATAAGCAATATGACGAGGAATACTACAACTGTGTTCACTTCGCGCATGAAGCTGCAATGGATCTATATGATATTGATCGAGGAGAGGCGCTTGAGTTTTTTATGAAGCCCGTCAAAGAGAAGGTATTTCTGCCATCAAGATTGAAGTTACTAAATCCATTGCCTATGCCTAAGGAAGGCTGCATAGTCGCCTTTCACTCTAGATACCGAAACAAGCCCCCACATGTGGGGCTTTTTCGTTTGGGGCGTATTTTGCATTTGCAGGAATCAGGCGTTTCATGGATGCCAATTCAAGTCGTTCAAGCATTTGGATTTAATCGTGTGAGTTTCTATGATTAAGATTATTTATAAACAAGACCCTTTATCCGAAGACAAAACAATTGAACACGCCGAAACTTTGGGTCAATGGCTTACTTCAAAATATGACCATATGCCTGAGCATGTCCGTATTTTTCATACCACAAGCAATATGGATCATGCGGAAATTTCATTTGCGAATGAAGTCACGCCGAAGAATGCATATGAATTAAAGCAGCTCGATTTCTTACCAGGCACTTTCATTGTAATTGAGAATCCCAAGGGTATGGACCCCATAACTCTAGCTTGGATAGTGGTTGCTTCTATAGTTATGGGTGTGGCTGTTGCATTATTAATGCCAGTACCATCAATTACCCAAACCAACCAGAATAACAATCAATCCTCGTCTGCAAATAACGAATTATCAAACCGTGAAAATAAAACTCGCGTAAATGGTCGTATCGCAGATATTTATGGTGCCGCTCACGATACCCCTGATCTGATTGCTGTACCTTACAAGGTTTATGAAAACAACGTTGAGGTTGAACATCTTGTCGGTTGTATAGGTCGTGGTCACTATAAAATTAATGGTGCTTATGACGGTGAAACCAATATCGTTGATATTGCTGGGGCATCGGTAGAGGTCTTTCGACCAGGTGTAGATATTGTTTCGGGTGAGCCATATTTTTCACTTGGTACCGAAATTACAACTCCACCCTTAACGGTTCAGCATCAAAACTCGGTGAATGGCCAGATCTTGCGTCCGGCAGATACTCAAAGCTTGGAAGGTACCAACTATCTTCTTTTTGCCTATCCAAATGAGATCCTGCGTGCATCTGCAAACAATACTGATTTAACAACTAAGTTTGTTAGTAATGACCGGGTAGAAATCACAAATGCTTCGTTTACTTACAACGGCCAGACTTATGATTTAAACGGTACATATAGCGTTCTATCGGTAGCTGATGACCGTATGGCATTGTCTAATCCGGCTGCGGTAAACCCCAACTGGCTAAAGCTAAAGGAATTATCAAATCAGCAAACTGGTGCTTTATCTCCAAAGCTTTCATCTATTGGCGAGAAGTGGATTGGTCCATTCATTCTCGACAATATTGAACGTAGCCGAGTGCTATGTAACTTTGTTGCTAGTAATGGACTTTACACAGTTTCTTCAGGTGGAAATCAGGGAGCTGTAAACGTCACGATTGAAGTTGAAGTAACGCCGGTTAATGAATCTGGTGCAGCCATTGGCAATCCAATGCTGAAGCAGATTATTCTAAAGGGTTCGGCAAAGTCACGTCAGACCGTTGGTGCAACGCTGGACATGGTGACATTTCAGGGTCGCTGTAGTGTCCGTGCACGCCGTTTAACTCCAACACCAGCGGTTACAACGGTAGTAGATGAAGTAAAGTGGCAGGCGCTTTACGGTGCTTATCCTTTGCAAAGCACAGTATATGAGCATGAAACGGTTTTTCGTGCGCGTACTTATGCAACCACTGGAGCTTTATCTGTTAAGTCCCGTAAGATCAATTTCGATCTTCAGCGAATGTTGCCGACTTATAAAAATGGGGCAATGACGACAGAGCTATTTCCAACATCAAGCTTTGCTGATGCACTGGTTTCAATGGCACTGGATGACAAGATAGGCCGCCGTACGATTGATGAGATTGATCTTGAAAACATTTATCGGACTTATAACGATGTAGTTGATTATTTTGGTACGCCGCTAGCGGCTGAGTTCTGTACCACTATTGATGATACAAACCTATCTTTTGAAGAGCTGGTTACCAATCTTTGTGATGCCGTATTTTGTACCGCATATCGGCAAAACAATAAGCTCAAGCTTTATTTTGAACGTCCAACTGATAACTCGGTAATGCTGTTTAACTTCAGGAATATCATTCCGGATAGTTACAAGCATGACCTGACCTTTGGCGTGATGAATGACTACGACGGACTGATCTATGAATACACGGATCCGGCCGACGATAGTCGTATCAATATCTATCTACCGGATAAAGGGGCCAAGAACCCCAAAGAGGTGAAATCTGTAGGTGTGCGTAACAAGTGGCAAGCTCATTTTAATGCGTACCGGCTTTGGAACAAGCTTCGCTTCCAGCGCAAATCCATTACTTTTGATGCGGCACCAGAATCAGAATTACTGGTTTTACGTGACCGGATTGCTGTAGCGGATTATCGCAATGGTATTCATCAAAGCGGCGAGGTGGTACAGCAAGAAGGTTTAATTCTCACCCTAAGCCATGATGTCGATTTCATTGCAGGCAAGAGCTATGTGATCTATCTGCAAATGGGGGATGGTACCGTGGACCTGATTCCCGTTACGCCGGGTTCAGCCAAGAACAAAGTAGTTTTAGGGCGTTTACCGAACGGGGCCTTAAAGCTTAGTCCCGATGACTTTGTGAATACTATCTACACCGTAGTTAATGACGATACCAAGGGCTCACTGCCTTATCTGGTTGCAAAAAGAGAACCAGCTGACCAGTTCTCTAATACCATTACTGCAATTAATTACGATGAACGTTATTACCTCAATGACAAGGACTTTATTGATGTGCCGGTTGATGATTCACCGATTTACATTCGATATGACCAGCTGGATATTAATCTGGCACGTTTATATCAGATGCAAAGAGGGGATTTACCAACGACTGGAGAAATCAGTTTTGTAGTTGAAGCAGGTGCACTGGTTTCAAGTTCAAGTTCTTATCGACCGGAAACCAGATTTGTCTATAAATTCGACTACAAATCTAGTCCTGCAAAACGAGAGTATATCGTTCCTGCTGCAACTGAATTACCAGCGATAGATACAGGGGAGTTCCCACCTGATCTCGTGGTAAATTTGACTATTAAAGGTGCTGTTGTTGGACGTGGTGGAGATGGCGGGTTGCCACATCTAGCTTACGGAGATTGGGAAAAAGATTCAGACTTCAATTTTACCAAAACCCGGCGTGATGGGTTTCAGGGAGCACCCGGTTTATTGAATCGACACAGCAAACTAAACCTGATTATCGATGGAGGGACGTTAGCTCGAGGTGGCTCAGGTGGTGGAGCAACACCAAGTGGTATTTACACTGGATCATCTTATGGGGTTCAGGGAATTCCTGGTGGTGCTGGAGCACCATTTGGTCGGGTCATGACTGGACAGCCGATTTCAAATGACTCACAAGATTATCGCCTCTATCTGGAGAGTTATTTATTGGTTATGAAAATCACTGATGCTGAAGCTTCGGTACCCGGTAAAGGTTACCAAACCCAAAATGACCGTTATGGGTCTCCATTATCAGGTGATGGTGGAAACTGGGGCCAGCGCGGCACCAAATCTACCAATGATGGAACATGGAACTGGCAATACCATGGAACGACGGAAGGTCAGCCGGGGCCGGGTGGAACTGCAATTGTTGGGGTGGCGCCGCTAACAACTCAATTGATTAACGGAGGGAAAATCTTACAAACACTTTAAACTTTAAAAGAACTTTGAGCACCCAATTCGGGTGCTTTTTTATTGTCTAAATTTTTTGGAGATATTAATGGAACCAGTTTCCACAAGCGGTTTTACAGCACTACTAAAATTGTACGGGATTGCAATCATGGTGACTTTAGCAGTCGGCTTGGTTGCAGCAGTTGTATTAATGACTCGTATGCCACGCTCACCACAAGAGTGGGCAGTTGGTTTGATCTGTACGGTTGTATCAAGTTTGGCTGGCGGCTCATTCATTATTGTGAAGTGGGGGCTTCATGAATGGGTTACTGATGTATGGGGGATGATAGCACTTGGTGGATTCTTCTTTGTTTGTGGATTACCCGGTTGGGCTTTGGTCCGATGGATTTTTAACTTTATTGATAAACAGGAGGGCAAGACAATTGTTGAAGTAATCAAAGAAGTTAAGAAAGCCAGAAAAGACATCGAAAACACTTAATGCCGCCTTCGGGCGGTTTTTTACATTTATAGGAAACTGAAATGAAATTTATCAATCTACAAAGAACACTTGGTGTTGCAGTTGATGGAAAGATTGGACGCAGCACCCTTACAGCCTTATTTAAGAAGCTAGGCGCAAATCAAAGCCGAGCTGAAGAACTGGCATTAGCTGCTAACGTACACTTCAAAGATTATGCGATTCTCTACAATGAGTTGCGCTTTGCCCACTTCATTGCACAGCTTGCACATGAATCAGGAAATTTTCGATACATGGAAGAAATAGCCAGCGGCGCAGCTTATGAAGGTCGAAAAGATCTAGGTAATATTATGGCTGGCGATGGTGTGCGTTTTAAAGGCCGTGGACCGATCCAATTGACTGGCCGTGATAACTACCAAAAATATGGTCGAGCATTGGGCATTGATTTTGAATCACATCCCGAACTTGTAGCAATTCCGAGTATCGGCTTGCTAGTCGCTTGTAAATTCTGGACTAACAACGGGTTGAATGAACTTGCAGATCGTGATGACGTTTTAACTATAACCCGTCGCATTAATGGTGGTACAAATGGCTTAGTTGAACGTAAAGCCAATCTAGCCAAAATTAAAAGTTGGATGTCATGAAGGCTTTAGTATTACTATGCTTTCTCCTAACAGGATGCACAGCTCATACGATCAATAGCAATGTGAGTGTAGGTATTTGTGTGAAAGCTCTCTGAGGAGGGCTTTATTTGTAATAATCCACATAAAAAATACTTTGAATTTTAGGCTTAAATGGATCTAGTCCACCCCAGTTTTGAAAATCAATAATTTCACTTATATCCAGTGAAAATACTTTACTTAAAGGGTATTTACTTTTCTCTATGAGCAAGAAGGGTGAAATGATTTCATCAAATTGATGGGCTGTAAGATCAATAACATACTCATCATTTTCTAACCAAAAATGATGTTCATTTTCAATATTTGTCCCTTTCATGAGTTTAAAATCATTTATGCCTTCTTGTTGAAGAATTATTAATAGTAAGCTACTTGCTTCCTCACAAAAGTTTCTGGGAAAAACTTGCCATATCATTGGAGATTTTAGATGGTCTTCAAAAAACTTAAGAGCAGAGCTCGTTATCTGGTGCACCTTTTCGTATTGCAT